CTTAATAACCAAGTAGCTTCTGGTTTTGGTGCAGCGGCACAGGGCCTAGAGAAATTTGCAGCTACACAAATTCCACAAACTGGCATACGGCGGGGTTTAGAATACGGCATAGAGTCTGACCCCTTAGGACTATTCGATGGACAGCCTTGACCAATTCGCGGCTAGACTAAAATTAAAGTTTCCGGTATATAAGGATATACCGGATTCTGATTTAGTACAGAAAGTACTCATGAAGTTTCCTGAGTACCAAACGCGCGTGCAAATGCCAGAAGGCTTTAGCACACCTCCACAAGAAGCCCCTGTTAATCCTGTAAGTGTAGTTGCTAATGAAGTAGGGCGTCAAGTTAATACGGTAATGCCAAAAGCGACGGTAGACTCCCCTATCGGGCAAGAGTTAATTAAACCCAGATTAGAGAAAGTAGGTAATGCAATCTCTAATGCTATACCTGCCCCCATTAATCCTCCAACATCTAGCCCATTAGCAATGGCACAAGACACTTTACATGGCGCAGGACAAATGTTGGGCACCGTTATAGGTGGTATAAGCGCTGCAGATGTGATTACGTTAGGTGGTAGCACGTTAGAGCGTAGCATTAGCGCATTACTTAAACGTAACGTGCCTGGCAAAAACCTAGCTATCGCGAAACTTGCTGAAACTGACCCTGCGAAGGCGTTAAAAGCAGGTGTGCCGGTTACAGAGTGGCAAAAAGTAGATGATTGGGTAGAAGAACTTAAGCGCACCCATCCTAATATACAAGAGGCTGAGTGGGAACCTGTGATACAGACGCGTGCTAAGAACATGGTAGATGAAGTTAATGGCGTGCTGCCTGCTAAGCCTTTAGAAAATGCACCAATGGTGCAAGGTCCGCAAAGAGCGGGGCAACTTGAACAAGGCATTGCACCTAATGCTGCGCAACTTCCTAAACGCACTACAATAGACGCCTATCATGGTAGTCCAGAGAAAGGTTTAGTGGAGTTTCAAGAACCCACATTTCATACTACTGACCCTCGTGATGCCGCGGAGTACGCATACTTTTTACGGGGCAATGAAGGTGGGCAAGTCTATAAAAAAGAAATCCCCATCAACAATCCATTAACTAATGAGAATGAGTTAGTAGAGATTATCCAAAAAGTAGACCCAACTGCAAAAGTAGAATGGCATGGAAAAGATAACCCACATATGACGCCGTGGTTTATTATTGAGTCCCCGCAACTTACACAAATGGGGAAGTCACAAGATAACTTGTTAGACTTTTTGTACTTACCCGCAGTGCGCAAAGAAATTGCTGCACGTGGGTATGACGCTGTACAGATGTCCGACCCGTTATATAATTCAGACACACCTGCGGTCATACCGATTAAAAAACCTATTACGCCACCTAGCACTGAACAGTTAGGAACTACTATAGAGTCTCAACATGTAAAAAACATGCGCAGCAACTTAGCTGCACTTGAGACACGTCGGGCGCGTATAGACACTGAGGTGTATGGGGGCATAACAGATGAGCAAAACCTAGGGGTCACACGTGGGAGTTCAATTAATATGCGGGGGGAAATAATAGGTAGTGGGGTACAAGATGAAAGTGCGTATGCTAAAAAGTTAGAAGCTGCTAATGCTGAATGGGCAAGACGCCAACCTGAGGTGGATGACCTTGATAAAGAAATACGACGGTATAAACAAAAAATTAAAAAAGAGACCACCCCAGTAACTCCGGCACAAGCCAAAGCTAAACTTAATAGGGAGTTAAAGAAAACACCTAATGTTGAACCGTGGGCGGCCAATAAGGTGCTCGAGGTGCTTGACGACCCTAAGACTCCAATCAGAATGCCTAAAGAAGGCTTCTTGAATGTGCTCAAGAATAAGCAAGTGAAACCCGAACAACTTGAATGGGATGGACTCAATGACTTCTTGAAGGGCAAGGAAAAGGTGACTAAACAGGAAGTGCGGAAATTTGTTGAAGAAAATGGGTTAAACTTAATAGAGATTGACAAAGCCGACACAGCCGTGCCCTTTACTAATAAAGAGCTTGCAGCAAAGTCCCAAGAAGAGTTATTAGGTTTAATCAAAACAAATGACCCTAATGGGTACACAACGTTAGAAGGCAATGAAACGCACGAAGAACTTGTAGACATTGTAAAAGGGTACAATGAGGAAGGTGCACATCCATATAAAACTTCATATGGGCACATGAAAGACCTTCAAATGCCTGGTGGTGAAAACTACCGTGAGAAACGTTTTCAATTGCCCCAGTCTAAAGAAAGTGGTTTAACCAAAGCAGAAGAACTAGAAAATGATAAACTGCATGATACCCTTATGTATGAGTTTGGGGCAGACACAGGTAATTGGCCTAGCAAAGACCCTAGAGTAGTTAGGTACCGTGCGCTTGGTAGTAAACTTATTGAGCATGACACTAATAACCCTCAATTCACTAGTGGTGCATACCCAGAACCCGGTATTGTGGCTGAGACCCGCTACACTGACCGTAAAATTGGTAAGGACAAGGTACTCTTCTTGGAAGAGGTGCAGAGTCATATGCACCAGGCTGGGAGAGCACAAGGGTATAGGTCTGCACCAATAACTGCGTTGCCAGAAGGGTATAAAGTACTTGAAGCAAACGCAGTAAACGGACGTGTAAGCGTAACACCAAATGGAGACTACTTTGTAGTTGTCGACCCTACTGGAAAACCTATTAATTGGGAAGGTGGTAACCCATTAGCCCCTACAAAAGAAAAAGCACTAGAAATAGGACTTAAGGCATTACGTGACAACAGTGGTATTCCCAACGCACCATTCAAAGCAGGCAAACATGTGGAATTAGTTATGAAACGTATGGTACGCCAAGCTATTGAAGAGGGCAAAGATGCCATTGCATGGACAACTGGCAAAATGCAAAAGGATAGGTATAATCTTGCGAAGCAAGTAAGTAAGATAAATGTTGACTACCTACAGCATAAAGACGGAATTAACTATCAAGTAACTACGTTTCTACCAAATGGCAATGAGTCTATCTCACGGTTACTATCTGCAGAAGACCTTCCAGGCTTTGTAGGAAAAGACTTAGCCCAAAAAATAGTAGAAGGTAAAAAAACCAATAAACATACTTTTGCAGGACTTGACCTTGAAATAGGTGGGAAATGGGCAGACAACCTGTATAACCAGCAAATGGTAAACTTTGCCAATAAGTTCTTTGGCAAATGGGGTGCAAAAGTTACCATGGAAGAAATGACCTTTGTGCCTCCAAAAATTAGTCCATATACAAAAGAAGAAATGCGCGTAGATATTAAACACATACAAGATGGTACTGATAGTTTTGAAGAGTCCCAAAACTACTTTAAACGGGACTATAACTACGAACTTACCCAAGAGTTATTTGATGAGATTTACGATTACGCCCGTGACCCATACAGTAGACCGCCGGCACAAAGTTATGTAAATCAAATTGTAAAAGAACTCACGCAGTCACAAGTGCACAAAGTGCCTACGTTACGGTTCACAGACGCGCTTAAACGCGCAGCCTTGAAACAAGGTTTCCCACTTTTTGCTGTTACAGGTGCAGTTGGATTGGGAGCAAGTAGGGTTTCTTCTGACGAACAGAGATGATATAATATAAGTATATTTATGCGCAACCTTTTAGTGTGGCTGACACTATTTATGCCCTCCGTCATTCTGGCGGAGGTGCCTTATCGTACTGGCGATGTTTCTGTAGACGAAAATTTCTCGTGGGTGAACACTAAGTTAAAGCAAAATGCTGCTTTTTCACAAAGTGTCTCCTCCACTGCATTAACTGGTATTACTTCTAATGCTTACCAGTTTACAGGTACTGGGACTTCTATAAGTCCATTAACACTTAATCCTTCCAGTGTGACCCTTCAAGGTGTTATCCACAATATTGATGGTAACGCTGCTACAGCTACTAATGCCAACAACGCCAATACTGTAACTAATGGTGTGTACACTACTGGCACGTACGCAGATCCTGCTTGGATAACTTCTTTAAGCACAAGTAAAGTAAACCTATCTACAGTTACTACGGCTATTGATGAAAAAGTAGCTAAGACTGGCGATACCATGACGGGACAACTCACTGTAGTGTCCTCTATAACTGCAATAGGAGATGTGCGTGGGGCGAGTCTTTATTCTGGCTCTTCTATAGCCGCGAATGGGTATATTTTCTCTGATGCCACTGATACTGGCAATAGCGCTATTATCGTAGGGCATAGTGGGGTACCTGCGGTTGCTATGAATGGGGACAGGGAACTTTCTCAGGGGTTGTGGGTATTTGAAGAAGGCTCTGCTGAAGAAATTGCCCACAAGTTAGACACTTCCACGATGTCCATTCTTGCCGATGGTTCTGCCTACAATGTAATGATAGGTGGCGAGGCAGAGAGTGGGCAGACAAAGTTGCTTGTTAATGGAAACATGCGGGCAGATAACTACTATGGGAATGGCAATACACTTTCCAATATAATCACCTCAACAAGTGCCCTTCAAGTAGACATTAATAGCAGGGTTAGAGATACTGGGGATACAATGACAGGGGGGCTCACAATGCTTAACTCCCCATTAACAGTATCCAATTCCTCAATAACAGTTGTAGGCGGGAGCGTAACTGCATTTGGGTATTATGGTAGTATTTCAAATACTACTGGCATAAACGTTACTCATACTGCGACATACTCAGACCTTGAAGACCCTACTGGGTTTATTAATTTACTTACCTCGTCTATAACATTATCTGGCAAAACATTCCAAATCGCAGGAACACAGTTCCCTGTCTATATAAATGGGTACAAGGTTCTTAAAGATACACAGACTATTGAGGTCGATGACGCTACCCAGTTAACTTGGATTTACTACAACGCCTCTGGCACACTTTCAAAGTCCGCCGCATTCCCCGGATTTGATAATACACTAATAGCAAGTGTGTACTACTCTACCCGCATGGTTTCCGGTCTTTTAGGAGATGAGCGCCACGGGGCCTCGATGCCTTGGAGGGTTCACGAATACGTTCACGAAACGATAGGTGCTAGATATGCCTCTGGAATGTCTTTGACCGTAACTGGGCTTACCGCTTCAATTTCATCTGGCGAGTTCTATGATGACGACCATGAGATAATTACTCCTACTTCTACAAGCTTTGATATTCTTTATAAGAATGGTTCTTCGTTCTTTGACTTTACACTTTCTACGACTGCGTACTTTACCCAAGTTGCTGGGCAGTTGGTTTACAACAACGGGAACGTTTTGACCTCTGCTGGCAATAACTACGTTGCCTATTGGATATTTGCAACTCCGTTTGTGGATTCGCCTTTTGTTGTGGTTACAGGCAACAGAGTTGATGCGACACTTGCTAATGCTAGGGCCAATAACACACTCGCATCGCTATCGCTTACTGGATTCCCTACGGCTGAACTAAAACCTATTTATAGGATTCTAATGCAGTCTGTAGCAGGGACTCCGACGTATGTTGAAAACGCAGATTATAGGTCTGTCTCCGAGTTGCCGGGAGCGAACTATGTAGCAACCGAGCATTCTTCGCTTACAGGATTAGAACTTACATCAGCCAACCACCCTTACGATGTGGTAGGTGGGTTCTCTTCTTATGATTACGCTAAATCCATAGCGGCAAGCACAGGCTCGTTCCTGACTGCGCCTGCTACCTTCTATGTGGTAAAAAATACTGATTACCTCCAAGCCCCTGCAACCTCATACTGGGTTAAGGCATCGGACTATCTGGTTTCACCTGCTACTTTCTCCTACTTACAGGCTCCGGCAACGTTCTACATTGTACCTACTACTGCCTACTTATCCAACCCTGCGACTTTCTACGTCGTCAAAAACACGGATTATCTTCAGGCCCCTGCGACATCTTACTGGGTAAAGTCTTCTGATTATTTGGTTTCTCCGGCCTCGTTTACATATCTTATTGCTCCAGCAACTTTCTCTTACTTGAGCAATGCTAGTGCCTTCCTTGCCGCACCTGCGACGTTCACCATTCTTACTGGGCCTTACCTTACATCTCCAGCAACATTTACAATTCTTACTGGCTCTTATTTAACAGCCCCTGCAACTTTCTATGTCGTTAAGAACTCCGACTATCTTGTTGCGCCTGCTACATTCTCGTACTTGAGCAATGCGTCTGCTTTCTTGACAGCACCCGCTACTTCATATTGGGTAAAATCGTCTGATTACTTGGTAGCACCTGCCTCATTTTCTTATCTATCTAACTCCTCTGCATTCTTGACCGCGCCTGCTACGTCTTACTGGGTCAATTCATCTGATTATCTAGTTGCACCTGCTTCTTTTACATACCTCAATAACGCTAATGCCTTTCTAACTGCGCCAGCCACATCGTATTGGGTTAAGACATCAGATTATCTTGTCTCTCCTGCTACATTCACAATCCTAACTGGCGCAGGGTATGTCCCCTATACTGGTGCGACGACCGACTTAAATTTAGGGACTAATCGTCTCTCTGCTGGCCCCCTAACCGCCTCTAGCGTGACGGTGACGGGGGGTGGAATTAGTGTTGTAAATGCGGCCTCCGCTAATGATTCACTCGCCATAAATGTAACCCAACAGGACAACGACCAATACGGCGGTGCTTTTACGAGTTCTGCTTATCCGTTCCGTTTTATTGGCACGGGGGATAACGATATACTCGCAACCGTGGGTGCGGGAACAAATGTAACATTTGCGGGTGATGGCTTCTCCGTAGGCGGCTCCACGCTCGTTGTGGCGAATGGGCTTGTCGGGGTAAACAATGCTTCGCCACTTACCTTGCTTGATTTAAAAGGCGTGTCTACCGGCGCTCCCGCTACTAGTGGAACTGTTCCCGCCGCCCTAGCCACTATTCGTAGTGCTTCTCATACGGGCATGTATATCGGCAATCTTGGAACGACTCCGTATACCTTTTGGCTACAAAATGCCGACCCTACGAATTTGGGTGATGAATACCCCATAGCCCTTAACCCCAACGGCGGCAACGTAGGCATAGGAACCGCGGGGCCATCGCAGAGGCTAGAAATAGCGGGACAGAGTGGTAGCCCCGCCAATACCGGAACGACACAAAACGGCATTTTTAGAATGTCAAACAATGGCGGCACTAGCAACTCCCTTGTCTTGGATATGGGGCAAGAACAGGCTTCTCCCTATACTACTTGGATACAGAGTAGCGTTAGCGGTGACTTATCGGCGCATTTCCCTATCGCCCTCAACCCCCTAGGCGGCAACGTGGGCATTGGAACGGCGAGCCCCGGTGGTAAGCTGCAAATAGAAGGCTCGACCGGGGGTTCTTATTTCGCGGCCGACTACGCCAATACCCTTAACGCCGCATATGGAGGCAACCAGACCGAAAACCTTTGGCTCAATTACGTCGGGTATCAAGGCGGAACTACACAGTTCCGTAACACCCTCATAGGTAATGGCAAAGGGACGGCGGTGGTGTCGGTAGATGGCCCCACCGGGAATGTCGGCATCGGAGTTTCCGCTCCCGTCTGGAACCTCGAAGTCGGCAACGCCTCTGGCTCTCGCATAGCCGCTACCGACAACGGCGGGGCGAGCAAGAAAGTTCTCGCCATGGACAGCCCGACGACTGCTAATCCTTACG